CGTGATCGGGCTGGTGACACTTAGAGCAGTGGTTATTTTGTACGTTCCAGTAGGGAAGAAAACGATTCCTCCCCCTGCTGATTGCGCGGCATTGATTGCGTTTTGAATTGGGGTGGTATCATCGGCAACGTTGTTGCCCACAGCGCCATAATTGTCTTTGACGTTGTACCATCCGCTTAACGAAGGTGCAGCAAAGATACCGTCCTGGCGAAGATAATTTGTCATTGTCATCCACCTACTACAATATAGCCAAAAGTTCGATCAACACGAGAGTTATTTGCATGGGTTACTACAAACTGCCCGGTTCCAGGGACGATTGAAGTTGTAGCCATGTCGTTTGCAGCATCCTGCGTTTGTGGAGAGAGGACCACAAAGCTTGATGTCGAGCAATTCGCTACTGTTACAGTTGTAGTAGTTGCGTTTGCAGTAAGGGTAAATGTTCCTACGCTTCTAACGCCAGCACTCCATGTCATAGGCGTGCCTGCACCGGCAGAAGTCGGCACCTGTCCAGCAACGCTGGGCGTGACTGGCAGATAGAAATTAGAGTTGCCACTGACTGTTGATCCTGTCACAGCATACCATGTCGCTTGTCCTCCAGCAGCGCCAGTTACCGTTCCGCCCCCACCTCCACCACCGGAGAATGAAGTGAATGGCACCGCAGAAGGTGGAGCGGTGGTTAAACTTCCACAGACTGTATTTGGTGGAAACACACCATTGCATTGGGCCTGCGCCAAGCTGGGGGCAAGAAGCAGAGCGATGATAAGAAGGAGCTTTCTCATGATTGGTTTGTCCAGCCACGTAAGGTATTAGATGGATACAGAACGAAGCCGCCATAAGCGGAGGTGATTTGGATCGAGGGCAGGCCCATTATGGTTTCAGCCACAGAATTGGATTGGATTGTGATTGGATTCGTACCACCATACCCACCAATGTCTACAATTCCGATCGAGTTCTTAGCATAGTTACCGGGGAGAACGCCTGCGGGCACAGTAGGGTCAATCGCAGAGGGTAAGATTATAATCACGTCCCCCGCGACGTTTACGTGGACGAGATTAGTACTTGGATCAAGGGTGTAGGTACCAGCGACGGTGATAGTAAAAAGGTTTCGCGCTGGGACTCGCACCCAACCTACACTAGGACCGAGATAGAAATCGACCCATTCGCGGGAAGTTCCGCCTTGATCAAGGTCCAGTTGGGAGGACATCTTATACTCCTGGAGGTATAGGATTAGGTGTAGTGGGTAAAATAGCTTCGGCAAGCGCAACTAGTGATGCAGTGAGCGCAGCTAATTCGGCTCCATAAGTTTTAGCCGAGAAGCGATGTGCATCACTAGTTGAAATACCATCTCCACACCAGTCTGTTGCTTGAGCAACAGGCCACCGATTGAATGGCGCTTGACTCATGGTGGGCGCTGCGAAGCGGCACTCGTTTGCCGTGTGATAGAAAATACAAGTGCCGCAAGTATCGGCCATAATCAGTGCCTTCCTTGCGATCCGCAGCAACCGTGGTTGGATCCACCGATCCCGACGCTCTGGCTCATCTGTCCAGACGGGCCCTTCGGTGGGGAGTAGGGAAGTTCCTTGGCCTGGGTTACCCCACCCGACGACGCCGTGGGGCGTTGGTTGCTGGGGGAATCAGGGCCGTATTCAGAGAGGATATCCCGAGCCATTTATACCTCCTCGGTGCGCCGGAAGAACGGGGTGGGACTGGGTGTAGGAGTGGGCTTCTCGGCCTCAACTTTCTTTGCCACCGCATCGGCGTTCTCCTTGGCTGCGCCTTCTGCATGGACTTCGAGTTCACGCTGCGCAGCATCGGTCAGTGCCTTCAACCTCGGCCACTGGTGAGCCAGATCCGAAATCGAAAGCAACTTATGCACCGCATCCCAGTTAACACTCATGTATGCCTCCTCTGGCTTCCGCCGTGGTGGATGGTTTTCCCCGAGTCCTTCGGGGCCTCAAAGCCTCGACCGGCGTCCATGGAGATCGAGGAGCCGTGGAGGATCTTTCCGGTGTCGGTTGCGTGGTTGCCGAGGGCCTGGCCAATTTGACTCACGCCCGCAGGGGAGATTGCATGGGCTCGAGGCTCACGCTTCCCAGCGCTTACTGAGTTGTGTCCTGATCCTTGTCGCATTCACCATTCTCCTTTGGTTTGGTTAGCAGCCGTGTGTGATCCCAGCGATTCTCGGGATCGGATGCCATGTCGCGGCGGACTTTGTTGAACGTCCCGCCTTCGGCATTTTGCTCCGTCATCAGCTGGCGGAAGCGGTCGTCACAGCGTTCCATTTCCCGGAGTTGGTGGACTGGAACAACGTGACCGAGTTCTTCGTACATGTACTTAATGTCATGAAGATCGTGCATGTAGTTCATAAACCGCCGGATCTTCTCCGGGACTTCCTTCTCCGCCTCGCTGATGTAGAAGATCACCTTCACCATCATCTCACGGATCATCTTCATCTCGCGGGCGATGCGTTCGAGGGTTACTTCCTGGGGAGTGTCATCTGCCATCAGACCCTACGCGTTTCCGGCTTCTTCGCCTGGAGTTCTGCGTTCTGCATCATAAGTTCGGCGAGTTGGGCTTGGAGGGCATCGAACTCCGCACGGCTGACACCGGATTCGGTGACAGTCACGGCTGGCACCGGCATCTTGGAGGTAAGCTCCGCCAGTTGCTTCTCCAGCGAGCCCAGAAGGCTGGCGCTGAAGCCCTGACCGGGGAGGGATTCGATCGGATGTTTCCAAGACGCAGCGTGCTGGGCAGAGATGGCCTCAGCCTCAGCGTCCAACGGATCCATCGCTGGGGTTGGGGTGCCTTCGAAGATCGAGTCGGTCGCCAGCCCCTTACCCTCAAGGCAGACTAACGTCTCAGCCTCGAAGTAAAAGGGGACTTTGAATCGCTTCCGCCGCTCACGGCCATTGACTCGATCGGTTTCCTTGTACTCCCACTCGACCTCGTCGAGATCGGGCGGGCGGCCGTAGAGGTAGTGTGGTTCGGTTAGTTTCCAACGAGCCATTGTGTTCTCCTTAGAGTAAGCAGGGCTAAAAGGCCAGCGGCGAAGAGTGGGAGCGCTGGAGGCAACGGGGTGACTGTCGGAGGATCGACTGCTGTGCCGGTCAGATCGGTGAATTTATTCTCCCAGCTATAGTAGATATCGTAGTCGGTCCAATTATCCAGGAGGCCATTTCCAAGGGCGCCGCCCCCGACCGAGAACTGCAATTCGTTGTATTCGAACAAGAAGAAAAAACTCCAACTCTGCCCGTCCTGGGAAAGATTCCAAATGTGTCCTCCGGGAGTAGTAGCACTATTAAAATTGGTGATGAGCGCCTCGGGGCCGGGAATGGTATAGTTCGAAGTGTCGACGGTGAGATTGTAGGCCGTAAGCACGCCGTCCACGACGTCGACTGTGCCGGTCAGTGATTCGGTCACGCTGGAAACCGTGCTGGGGGCACAACCGCTGGGAAGGCTACTGCATTGCGGATTGGGGGAATAGAAGTAATTCTCAAGATTCGCATCGTAGAACTTGGTATGAAACACCCCGTCGATGTTCCAGGTCGCGGCATTTGCCTGTTCAAGGGACAGAAACAAAAAACAAGCTATTACAAGATTTCGATAGGTCATGGGGTCATTCCAAAGCCGTGCCGGATGTAGGGATTGATGCCGTTGTTCGCAGTCAGAGCCGGGTCCCAGTTCCACCTTGCGTTGTTGAGCGCGGCTGTCATGTAGCCGTCGATCGTTGCCGTCAGCCCGAGCGATGCAGCGTAGGTTTCCGCCGTTCTTTCAGGATTTGGATAAATCGTTGTTGGAGAGCAAGTGTACGAATACATCGTTGTACTCGAAGCCGTTTGATTTGGTGAAACCTGCCAACTCGTACCGGACCCTCCTGTGATCGTGGTGTTTGCGGTAACGCCAGGACCGGCGAGATTCTGTCCAATCGCGATGGGGCCGTTTATCAATCCGCTTGTTGCAAGATTATTGGGTGCAGTTATTACTCCGGTGAATTGCGCTCCAGTACAGAACGTATTGGGAGTCCAGATATTGGCTGCACCACTGCCGGGGATACCACCAGGAGAGTCGTTTGTTCCACCGCTATCTCCTGGGGAGGGCGCAACAGCGCCATCAGGCCAGTTGAAAATGACATTATCGGTGAAGCTTAAGTTATGCACACCATTGGTGTCTATGGTCGCAACAGTGAGTTGCCAGCCAGTCAAGTTTGCCACTGCGTCAACTCTTATTTGAAGTCCACTTGCGCCCCCAGGAGAAGCCGTCAGCACGTCATTAACAACATAATTCGTGCCGGTACTCACTATCCTATAAAAGGTCATTCCGCCCGGCGTGGTTTCGGCACCGGGGTCTGACCCAGTGAGAAGAGACCATTTTATGTGATCAGTATCGGTGCCTGCAATGGCGGTCCATGTCCCATTGTAAGCAGATGGGGTTGCGCCGGTGACTGTGAACTTCTCCCCTACATGAACACCGTAGGTGAAATCGTTGAACCCAGTCGTCCCAGTAGCAGTGGCTTCGTAGAACCCAGTGCCACCATTAAGCGCCCTCGTAATTCCGGTGAAACTCTCAAGAGCGAACGCAGCGCGTGCTCCTGCCCCAGCCATGCTCCCACTAAAGTTAGTCAGTGCAACGCCGTCCACAGGACCGAAGTTCACATTGGCAGGAACGGCTGGGCAATACGGAGACGCGAATGTAGTGCCGTAATATCCTGGAGTCCCGCCAGTCCCAGCAGCAGTAAGCGTGGTTCCTTCTGTGTTGATACTGGGATAACCTGAAACCGGCGTCAGCACATCTCCAACCAGAGAAGTTCCAGCAAGTTGTTCTGCCAGAATCACATCAGTGATGGAACCACTTGCGACCGTTATAGCAAACGTCGATAATGTACTGCTGTGCCCTCCAGTGAAAGTTCCTGTGCCACCAATACAGCTATAAATTCCTGCTGTCCCTCCAGTCCCCGGATTTGACGCGATTGCAGTAGACACTTTTCCATTGAAGCCGTCAGCTGCGGCGTACCATGAAAAGGGGCTGACAGAACCATCCAAGTTAGCAATTAGATTATTTGTGGCCACCACATCGTTGGAATTGTAAAATTGTATACCCTGAGGAGGAGTTCCATTCGGAGTAGAATAAAATGACATGATGACATTGTTTGTAGCAGTCGTATTGCTGTCCAAGGTTGGATCGCCCTCAAAATGACCAACATCAAAGCCGTAAGTTCCGGCATATGTAAAATTATTATCGATGGTGCCGCCGCCACGAAATTGAAAATCTTCCGATCCACTCCTAGCACTGGTATTTCCACGCCTACTGCCACGAACGGCATTCCATTGAAGATAGGCGTTTCGCGATGTTGTATTGCCAACCGTCAGACTTGCATCATTGTATCCACATAGGTCCAGTACGTTCTCATCAACCTGAAATCCGGTAGACATGGGTCCGCCGCCGGGTGTCGTCAGACTGCCCCCGACTGGATTTATAAGGTCAGCATTGATACCAAGAGCGCGGTTTCCGTAGCAGTGGTCCGTTTGAGAGCGTCGAATAGTGATATCGTAATTTTGTGCAAAGTCAGCAATGTTTATGCCATCGGAGTACCATTCAGCACGGACGTCCTCAACCAAAATACCAATCTTTTGTCCGGGGATTGAAACGGCTGTAGTAGGATCGACCACGTTGCCGGAACCGACATACTCACCACTTCCGGGGTCACGCTGCGCTGAGTAGAAATGCAGACCCATTAAAGCAATATAATTTCCCGCCCCCTGAATTTGGATTCCTGCGCGTGCTGAATATAGATGATCGTTTCCTGTACCCTGCATAGCTGCGTATGCTGCCGTTGCGCTTGGGCTTTTAATAATGGGGCGAGCCCGCGCCCCTGACGGGAGGTCTGGAGATGTCGCTGGAACGGCCTCGTCATAGGCCCCAACAACTAACGGCTCTAGTTCAGAGGCACCCCCGAGAGGAAAATTGTCCGATCCGCCCGCGATGCTCCATCCTCTCTCTAATGACTGCCCGGTAAAGGTGTCTCCCATTCGCAGCAGGAGCCAGTCGGGTTTTCCAGAGCGCAGCGCAAACCCGTTTCCAGCCCCTGCCGTGTGCCAGTTACCAATCGTGCCAAGGCCAGTGCCGTCGCCATTGAAGACGGACGAACTGCCCGTGTTGTTAGGGTCATATAATCCTGGTCCTGTGCCACCAACGCCCTTGGTAAGCGTCTTGACTGGGCCATGGATGCCGGGAGCAGCAGATGTATACGCCATAGTCATAGGGCCGGTACAGGAACCAGAGCAAGTCAATGTCCCACTCGCATCAGGCAACCCGGTGCGGCTGGTCATCTGCACGAGCTTCTGGCTTGTCACGCTCACTGCGACGGTAAAGGCCTTGCCGTTAGGGCTGGTGTAAGTGTCACCCGCCACTGGGCTGGTGTTGGAGCTTAGGACGAACTGCTCTGTCGTATTATCGTCCACGAATGTCGGGGTCGAGCCGTCACGAAGATCACTCCCCATCGAGTCGGAGACATAGATAATGTTGGTGAACGCAGCGCTGGGCAACGTGCCGTCGCTGGGACCGATAGCCGTCCAGCCAGACGCAGTGGTGGAGCCATAAGTGCCGAGAGCTAGCCCTGGGCCACCAGCAATGGTCACATTAATCGTGAAGTTCCCAGGCGTGACCGAGGGGGTAGTGCCGGACACCGATATAGTGATCGGAATAGTTGGGTGGGTCGCGTTAACGAGGTTGGTGTTGTTGGCAACGGTGACCACGCCAGTTGTCGAATTGATCTGAAAGACGCTGAGAGCGTCGGTCAGAGACCACGATGGGGTGCCAGTGAAAGAACCAACAATCGAGGCCGACCCTAAGAACGTGCCGTTGGCCGACATCTCCACAATGAAGGTGTTGGAAAGCGCAATGGTGTTCGGTGGCGGCGGGGCGGTTCCGCTGCCATGAATCCATGCCACCGCAGGAAGAAGGCAGACATAGAGGGCTACAATCGAGACGAGGAACAGCCGTTTCATCAGTGTAGCCTCGATGTGTCGATGATACCGCTGGATTGGATCAGACCGTAACCACCAGGAGAGGGATGTACGCCATCGGCCGTGGAATAGAAATCGGTCCCATCGACAATCCAAAGCGAATTGTTCGTGCCAGTTCCGAGAATGCTGGACGTATTGTAGGAGCCGCCAGGAGGGCCTACGGTGGCGGCCAGCAAGTCGGTGTTGAATCCTGCAACACTGGTTTGGAACGCGGTCGTCATCTGATCGACCGTTGTCGTCCAATTATTGGCCATATCGGTTGTCCAAGGAATTATCGTAGTTTGGATGATTGTCTTGCTGCCGATCATGTTGGCAGTCAGGGTCGTGTACATAGTGGCCAAACTGGCTTCCATCACTGCAAGCGACTCACCATCGGCAGCGAAGTTGTTGTGGCCGTAGCCACTGATGGCGCTGGTGCAGTATTGCAGCTCTTTATCACGCTGGGTATGCCCAGCGTTGAAACGCGAGGAGGTATCATTGCTGATGCCCATGTTAACGTAGCCAAGAGTGGGTCCGACGGACCTAGCGAGTATTCCAACGTCGCCGGAAGTCCCGGAATATACATCGTGCGCGCCATCCACGATGCTGTCACCGAGCAGGCAGACCGATGCCTGGGCATTAGGAACCTTTCCGACTATTGTCAGGGGGAACGACATGAACCCAACTGTAAGCGGGACCGTGCCGCAGTCCACCGTATGGTCGGCTATGCCGCTGACCCCAACATCGATCAGGTCTCCGGTCGCCCAGTCTCCTACTTCGTCGGAATAAATGAGGCCAGAGGCGTTGGTGAGATACTCCCCAACGAAGAACTTCGTATTTGTTGGGATGGTTATATTTATGGGATCGGACAGGACATCGGTTCCCTTGGCCACGGTAACCGAGGACATTCCGGAGAACGTCAGCGGGTGGCACACTCCGACTGGGTACTCGACATCGCCCTTGATAACGCAATCGGAGCCAGGAGCCGACTCGACATCGGTGGAGATGAATACATACCAGCAGCCGAAGCGGACTTGAAGGCTAGTTACTGCGGTGCGGGTGTAGTGAAACGACCGAGCCATCATTTGGTTGTTTGAGGTGTCGTATGATGCCAGGAGTTTGCCCCGGGTGGCGACCAGGCCTGTGTAGTTGATGGCGCCAGCGTTGAAGATATTGAAGACCTGAGCATAGGCCATCCCGGAAACGAGGACGATCAATGCGGCGATAGATATTAGACGACGGTACCGTACTCGCAGGTCGATCATCAGAAACCCCAGAAGGTATGTGCGTTCGCACTCAGCGTGTCCATAGTGCTTGAGCTTGGCCCGTCGTTCCAAGCACCTACTTCCACAACAGACCCATTCAAAAAGCTGCTTGCGCCCCCAAGCTGGAATTGCGTCGTGAGAGTGCCGTTGCCGCAGTCTACGATGTTGGGAGCGGTGCTGTTGATGTGGATGTCTGACGAGGTGCTGTTCCCGAGGACTGACAGAGAACCCCAATTCCCGTCTAGCCCGCTACCGGAAGCTAACTGATCGAAGCTACCGAAGACACAAAACACTTCATTGGCCGCACCACTCAAATTAACCCCCACCGAAGGACCGAGGTCCTGCCGCGCAGCTGTAAATGTGTGGTTGAAAACATAGTTAAAGACATATGGCTGAGAGGGACCTGTAAAACTTAACGGAGACTGATAGACGGCGCTTGTGCCATTGAAGGTGAGACATGGACTAGATGTCAGCCCCGAGCAGCTGACTGTTAGAGTAGCTCTGCTGGCTATCGTGTTCTGGACAAGATCGCAAGAACCAGTACAGTTTCCACCCGCTGTCTGGTCGTAGATTTTCTTGACCGTGCAAACGACTATGGAGCAGTCTGAACCACCAATCGTAGTAATGACAAGAGCGCCGGTTGTCGCATCGCTAATCATGTCTGCGCATGCGACGTCGGCTACGTTGCAGACATTGATGGCTGCGTTGCCTCGCGTTGCTGAACTAAAGGCGCGCAAACCACTCCATGCCAACGGGGTTGTAATCCCAAGATCACCGGGACCGATATAGCTGCCGCCACCGCCTCCACCGGGAGCGCCTTTCCCCGCACCTGTCATGGGGACTTGCGCCTGTGCAAGACAGAAGAGCCCAAGACAGAACAGGGTTATGGATACGATGCGATAGATCATGGCACTCTTTGAACGTATGTGATGTTGCCGGACAGATCGCCCGAACCAGACTGGAACAGGCAGAGATCGTGGGCTGCTGTGTTCGTCAGAGCTATAGTCCCAGCTCCACTGCCTTGGGTTTCACCACCGTTCGCAGCAAGGGAAAGTCCGTGTGTTGCGGTGGTGGCGCCGATGACTGCTTCGGCGGCGGTATCGCACTCGGTTGATGCCTTAGTGCCATCTGCGATCGACCATATCGTGGCGGCCGAAGCGATCAGATGGAGGGAGCAGATGTAAATCTTCTGAGAGCTAGCAAGTGACACGAGCTTGATTGTCGTAGTTCCGGTCATGGATATTGGAACATTGGTCTTGGCCGCGAACATGCAGGGATCGGCGGCGGTCTGATTATTGGCGAGCACGACCGGGGAGCTAGCCGACATCGCGGCTTGGCCATTGCTGTTCGCGTTGGTCACCGACACGCCGTTGGTGGTACCAGGGGTGGTCTGGTCGATGCGGACGTTGCCAATGATATTCGTACCAGCGGGAATGGGCCCGGTGATGGCGGAATAGAGAGCATTGCCGGTTGTGTCAACATCGATGATCTGGGCGCGCTTGGTGGTGAGACGCGCAGTGCCTTCCTGTCCGGTGGTGAGCGTAGCAGAATCATTAAACACGCCACCACTGGGGACAAAGACAGACATCCCAGCAGTCCACGCTGCCGCATCCACCACGCTGACGCCGGAGCCAGAGCAATTGCCACAGGTGACCGCAAGCTCGTTGCTCGAGTTGACGTTGGCGCCACGGGCGTTGCCAGCAGCATCGCGGATGATTCCGTAGGCGCCCTTAGTGGTGCCAGAGGCGCGGTCCCAGGTGGTGCCGTTGAACAGCCAAGAGGCCACGGCGCCGGTGTTGTTGCCGTTAACGCCATCGGCCAGCGCTAAAGCGGACAGCCAGTTCTGCGTGTTGGTACCATCGCTCATGGCAACTCGGACGGGATTGCCGACAAGCGCGGCACCAGTGGCGCCAGGGCCAACGACCTGCGCGTTGAGATTGGATGCCGTGGCCTGCGTGACGGCCGTGGTCGAGCCAGTGTCAATAACAGCGTGGAGATTGGAGCCAGTGGCTTGGCCTACGACCCAAGGGGAGGTGCCTTGTGTCACAGAACCACCTCCGCCGCCTCCTCCACCTCCACCAGAGCCAGTGGCGATGCCCGAGCCACCAACCATATTGACGGTCGTGGTCGAGGTCGAGGTGATACAGGAGAGTTGGGTATTGGCACCGACGGTAAAAGCGAACCAGCTATTGGGAGGAATAAGCTGGTCCGAGGTTGTTGCTGATGCGCCTAGTTTACAGTAGGCGCCATTGGTCGCGCCGACATTCGAAGCAACGACAACGGTACCGGAAGGGAGGGTACCAGTAGCGCTGACGGTGCTAACGGAGATCGGCGTTCCGGTAGACTGAACGGTGGGAAAGCCGGAGATGGTTGCGGTGGCCGAGACGGTTGCGTTAACGCAAAGGGCACCAGTTTCATCCATCGTGCCGAAGCCCTGCGTGGCAGCGAGGGATTGTGCTGCGCAGGTAGGGACAACGACGAAGCCACCAACAGTTACGCCCGCAGGTGGGGGCATGGTGAAGTTCTGAGCCTGGGCTGGCGCTAGGCCCAGGAGCGCGGAGAATAGCGCCAGCCAAAGCTTTTGCATTTGAGTCTCCTAGCTCGAGCTAACGCACATATAGGCGATGGTGTTGTTAGCGGTCGAGGTTTGGGTGATGGTTAGGGTGGTAGTGGCAGTGGCATAGGAGAGGGCCGCAAGGATTGCGGACTTCGGGGTCAGGAGACAGACCGGAGCGGTGACGAAGGGCGTGCCAAAAGTGAGTACGCAAGAGGTGGTGGCGGAGGTGCCAACGGTGATGACACCAGCGAAGTCGGTGCCGACAACAGAAGGGGAGGTCGTACCGCAGTTGGCTGCCGCCACCGTCGGGGGTGGCCCACCTCGGGTTGTAGTGAGGAGGTGGTTAGGGAGGTAGATGTTATTAGAGGTGTCGTAGCCGATAAGACCGGTTGGGTCCTGAGAGAGTTGGACTGCTTTGTTGATGTTCTGGGCATAGGTGAGGGCCAGACCAAGAGCCAGGATCACAGCCGAGGGGAGAAAGAGATTCTTCATTGTGGTGCCTCCGTCCAGCGGAATGTTACGTTGAGAAGAGCAGTGGGTGAAGTGGCGTTGAGGTTCACGCAGATCTGCTGCGCTGCACCACGTAGAGTTGGGGCTTCCGAGAAGGTCCGTTCGGCATAGTCGAACAGGACGTAGGGGGTTACCGCCGCACCAACGGTGGTTGCGACCAAGCCAAGGTTGGCACTGCTGATAATGCCGGGGGCAGAGTCAGGGATGGTAGGGTTGGCCGTGTAGGAGACGAGGGTTGCGGTGGAGGTTGGGTTGGTACTGTCCAAAGCGTAGGCTACAGGGAGGACAGCGTTGGTGCCGGGGGTGCCACCGGTATCGGCGGAGGCGTTCTTCTTGATCAGCACAGGGATGGAGATAGCTGTGCCGGAGCCGCTGACGCGGACCGATTGAACACGGATCACACGAGTAGCAGAGCCTGCGATACAGGCGATGTCAGTGGCAGAAGCAGCAGGGATGATACCTACGCCGGTAGCAGCGTAGGTAGCGACGGAGGGTTCCTGAACACAGGTGACGCCGACTTGTGGGACGTTGTTAACGCCACCAACGCCAACGCAGGAGACCTGAGCTTGGGCCGCCCCCGCAAACGCGAGGGAAGCAACAAGGGCAAGGAGAAGTTTCTTCATGTTAGTTCGCCACCGTGATACCAGCAGGGTAGCCGCCGAGGACCGCGTTCTTGGTGGATTGGTACATTTGATCGTGACGGTCAAGGACGATGTAGGCTGCGATGGTCGGGTTGCAGGTGGAGACGGTGGTGTAGACCAGCTTAAGGAAGCGCGGGACGGCAACGCCAGCGGGTGGACGAGGCATATCCATGTCCATCAGGCGAGCGCCAACGACAAGCTGGGCGGTGGTATAGGCTGGGGAAACCCACCAGACGGAGAAGGTGGAGGGGACGCCAGCGGCAGTGTCGATGGCGCCCTCGAGGGTGACAGTCATCGAGGTGCCAGTGGTGGCAGCGGTGATGACCTGGACCAGGAGCTTGAGGGCTGGATCGTCGCCGATGCCGATATCGCGAGCTTGGCCTACGCCAAGGATAGTCGCGGAGGTGGTTGGCAAACCAAGGTTGCCAAGGTCGATGATGTTTGCGGAGTCTTGGGTGGTGCCTGACGCCGTGATGAGAGACCCGGTGTCGAAGGCAAGGAGTGCGTCGAGGATCATGGTACATGCCTCCCTTAAGTGAGCGCGGTTTCGTTGTTGAGGATGGCGTCACAGGTTCGAATCGGGATGCCGCGGAAGGTGGTGACGGGTTTGCCATCGAACTCCTCGATGCGGAGGAGGACGTTGGTTTTGTTCATAGCCTGAAGGTCGAGGTAGGTTCGGACGACACGGTTGCAATAGATGACACTGCGACCCATATTTGCGCGAACCTCGGGAGTGTCGGAGGTCTGGATGGTACCGGCTGAAACGGGCTGGGTCGGGAGTTTGTAGATGGCCCGGACCAGGAGATTGATAAGGTTCGCTGCGGACACGCCGGTGAGCTGGGTGATGTCGATGTTCGCGATACGGACGATATAGCGCCAGTCGCGGAGGACGTAACCGATCTCCCATTTAAAGTGATCGCGGTAGGCTTGATAGGTGTTGCCCGAGGCATCGGTTACCGGCCACTCACCCATGTCACGGTGCTGGAGGCCGGTGATCTTGCCCTTGGGGAAGGTTGCGTGGGCGGTATCGTCGCCCCAGACCTTGAGCCAGATCGAGGTGTTGGTCGAGGCTGCGCCGCCGCCATCGAGGACGTTGTTGGCGGTTTGGGAACTGGCGGTGGTCTTAGTGGAGTATCGAGGGGACAGCCCGGTGAACCGCTCTGGGTTCACGAACTGGTTCCCGTAGATCATTGTCGCGGCGATCTGCTGGGACATACCTTCAAGGAAGGCCTTGACTTCGGAGAGCCGGAACTCGGCGGTGTTGCCGTTGAGATCCGCGATGTCCTTGTCAATAACCGAATACGTCTCAAGATTACCGCACGTATCCACAATCTGAGCCGTGGTGCTTTTTGCATTCGGCACACCTTGATTGAGCAGGCGCCAAGTGGCCTGGGGCAGGCCAGTTCGGACGGTGGTCTTGTGCCCGGTTGGGAGGTTCCCCTCGACGACCATCATGTCCTCGAGGATTTCGTTCGTCTGGGAAAGGAGCTCGATGATACGGGCGACCTTGTATCCGTCATCAAGCCGCTTGGCCCAGTCTGCGTACGTCAGCGCGACGTTGCCGATGGTAGCCATGAGTTATGGTTTCCTATTGCCTGGTTGAGGAAGGGAGCGTTGGCCACATGGCAGCGGCTGCGGATGGTGGCGCCGTACGTCCGGACTGGGATTGACCCTCCTTAGACGGACCATTACCTGCAACGTGCGTGCCCTCAGTTACCTTCTCGGCAAGCCGGGAGATGACGCGGATGAAGGCAGGGTGGTTGCCGACTCCGGTTAGGTCCATGGCTGCTTTGAAGTCTGAGGCCAGCTTCGGATCGCCAAGGCCATCAAGGGCCTTGGATATGCGAACGTTGATCTCCTGACCCGGGCCGAGCTTGCCGCGCAGGTCGGGGTGCGATTCGGAATCCTTGCGCCAGCCGTCGGTCATTTCTTGATAGGCCTTAGCTGGGGCGGAGGAGAGTTCGGAAATTTGCTTTCCGTAGAAATCGACGAGGGACTGGGCAGCGTCTTGGGAAAGGCCCAGGCCTTTGAAGAGGTTATCGGCTTCGGTTTTGATTTCAGGCGAAAGAGTAACGCCGTCAGGGAGTTTGTAGTCGGCGTACTTCTCCGGGGCGCCTTCGGCTGCCTTGACTTCAGCCTGCTCTGGAGACTTATCCTCAGTGAGTAGTGTCTTCCCCGGCTCCGTCGTCTCCGGGGTCGTACTCGAAGGTGACTGATCCGTCTGCGTCGTCTGGCCGTCCGAGATCTGACCCTCCGCCGTTCGCGTCACTCCCGCTGTGTCCACTGTCGTCTCGTCGGGCATTTGCTTGTTCCTTATCGGTTTGCTCACGCATCATTTGGATGTATTG